CGTAGAAGCGTCAAAAGTACGCCGCCTTCGACCCGCTCTCTCAATGTGGCGACATTGCAGGCGAAGGTGCATGCCAATATCAGCTTGCTGACGACTGCCGGGCGGGTATGCACCAGTTGTTGCGCCACTGCCCCTCCGTGCGAATAGCCCATCACCACAGCTCGATCGACGCGAGCCTCCGCGAGCACGAGGGGCAGGTCAGCGGCGAGCGCAGCCACGTCATAAGGGCCGTCGAGATCACCGCTTTTCCCGTGACCACGCAAGTCGGGAATGAGCATCCTGTATCGGGTTCGCAGTAGTTCAATGAGGGGGTCGAACATCTCACCTGTAACCAATAGACCATGGAGCAAAAGCAGTGGCTCACCTTCACCTTCGACGCGGAAGAAAATGCCATTGGACGCGCGGTGCTCTTTCGAGCTTATTGCTGGCGGGGACATTGTGGGCTCGGGGCCAGTGTGAGAGTGCGGAAGCCTTTAGAATGTGGCGGCGCTCAAGCGTACTATAGAATCGTGGAGCGCTGCAGTTTTAGCTAAAGCGTCGGACGTTGGGCTCCCACCGTCTAGTAGCGCCACGACGAAGCATAGCCTCATCTTCCTCGACTGCGCCCGCGAATTCGCCAAAGCTCTGGCCTTGAGCCCGGTCCGTAACTCTTTGAGCGCTTTGCTCTTGGTCGAACTATCATGGGACTATCGATCCGCGCTTACGCCCGGCGGCGTGGGGTCAGCCATGTTGCGGTGCTTCGAGCAATCAAGCAGGGCCGGGTCCCGGTCGAGCCGGATGGCACGATCGATCCCGGGAAGGCCGACGCGTCGTGGCAGCGCTCCACCGACCCCAGCCGGGCGAAATCGAAGCCGAGCACTTCCGCGCAGAAACTCCGCCCGGTCGGAGAGGCAGCGCTGGGCTCGGTGCGCGAGACGCTGAAGGAGCAGGGCCTTCCCGCTGGCGGCAACGTCACGTTCGTACAGGCGCGCACCGCACACGAGATCGCCAAGGCGCACCTCGCACGGCTGCGCCTGCAACGCATGAAGGGCGAGCTCGTTGATCGCGCCCGCGCAACAGCGCTGGTATTTCGGCTTGCTCGCGAGGAACGAGATTCCTGGTGCACCTGGCCGGCCCGGGTTGCAGCCCTGATCGCGGCCGAGCTCGGCGTCGAGGCGCATACGGTGCAGAAGCTGATGGAGGCGCATGTACGCGCGCACCTTGGGGAGCTTGCCGAGATTCGGCCCGAGCTCCGATGATCTGCTGGCGTTCGACGGTGCACAGGAACTGAGCCAAGCTTGGCGCGACGGGCTCCTTCCTGATCCGGCGCTGACGGTCTCGGAGTGGGCCGATCGCCACCGGGTGCTCAGCCCGCGCGCGTCGGCGGAGCCCGGCCGATACCGTACGGACCGCACGCCCTACATGCGGGCGATTGTGGACGCACTCTCGCCGACACACCCGGTGCGGCGCGTGGTCTTCATGAAGGCAGCGCAAGTCGGTGCGACGGAGGGTGGCAACTCGTGGATTGGATACGTTATCCATCATGCGCCCGGGCCGATGCTCGCCGTGCAGCCGACGGTCGAGCTCGCCAAACGATTTTCGCGTCAACGTATCGACCCGCTCATCAATGAGAGTCCATCGCTTCGCGAACGCGTCAAGCCAGCGCGCGCGCGCGATGCCGGCAATACAGTGCTCTCGAAGGAGTTCCCAGCCGGGCTGCTGGTCATCACAGGTGCGAACAGCGCGGTGGGACTGCGCTCCATGCCGGCGCGCTACCTCTTTCTCGACGAAGTCGACGCCTACCCGCCCTCGGCCGATGAGGAAGGAGATCCTGTTGCACTTGCCGAGGCGCGCACCCGCACGTTCTCATGGCGAGCGAAGGCATTCCTTGCCTCCACCCCCACCATTCATGGCCTCTCGCGGATCGAGCGCGAATACGAAGCCTCGGACCAGCGCCGGTATTTCGTGCCATGCCCGCATTGCGGCGAGATGCAATGGCTCAAGTTCGAACGGCTGCGCTGGGATAAGGGAAAGCCTGAGACTGCCCACTACCAATGCGCGTCTTGCGACGGCCGCATCGAAGAGCACCACAAAACGGCGATGCTGGAGGGCGGGGAGTGGCGCCCGACGGCGCAGCCCCAGGACCCTGGCACCATCGGATTCCACATCTCGGCTCTCTACTCGCCGGTCGGGTGGCTCTCCTGGGAAAACATTGCGCGCCTTTGGGAAGCAGCGACCAATGACGAGGGCAAGCGCAGCTTCAAGAACAGCGTGCTTGGCGAGACCTGGGTCGAGACTGGCGAGGCGCCGGACTGGCAACGGCTCTATGAGCGCCGCGAAAATTTGCAGATCGGCGTCGTCCCGAGAGGCGCCCTTTTCCTGACGGCGGGCGCCGACGTTCAGAAGGACCGGATCGAGGTCGACGTCTGGGCCTGGGGGAGGGGTCTCGAAAGCTGGCTCGTCGATCACATCGTGGTCGAAGGCGGACCCGAGCGAGCGGAGACCTGGGAAGAACTTACCGTCCTCCTCGATCGAACCTGGTTGCATGATTGCGGCACGCGGATTGGAATCGCGAAGCTCGCGATCGACACCGGCTACGAGGCGCCCGCCGTCTATGCCTGGGCTCGCAAGGTCGGCCATGCACAGGTCGCGCCGATCAAGGGCATCGAGGGCTTCAATCGCCCTGCGCCGGTCGCCGGCCCGACCCACGTAGACGTCACCGAAGGCGGCAAGAAGCTGCGCCGCGGCGCGCGGCTTTGGACCATCGCGGTCGCGACCTTCAAGAGCGAGACATACCGCTTCCTGCGCCTGTCCTCGCCGACCGACGAGGAGATCGCAGCCGGTGCAAGCTACCCTGCGGGCTACGTGCACCTGCCGCGCGGGGCCGAAGCGGAATGGGTGAAGCAGCTCGTGGGCGAGCAGCTGGTCACGGTCAAGACCAAGCGCGGGTTCAGCCGTCTCGAATGGCAGAAGCTGCGAGAGCGAAACGAGGCGCTCGACTGTCGGGTCTACGCGCGCGCTGCGGCGTGGATCGCTGGCTCCGACCGGTGGACCGAAGCTATGTGGCGAGACCTGGAGCAACAGGTCGGCCTATCTGCATCGGCGGAAGATGAGGTCACGACGGAGCCGGACGCGGTGTCCGCCAGCATTGCTGGCGTGCTCAGGCCTCGACCGGAGCGGCGAAGCCGACGCGTGTTTCGCTCGAGCTACCTGAGTTGATGTTGAGTGGGGACTCTCGCCAGCGATCTTGGCAACGTGGCAATCGGCTTACCGCCTGCTCAATTCAGGACTCTAGGAATGACTCATCCGGCTTCCAGGCGATTCGAATTATTGCTATCGTTCAAGTCGGTTCGGGTAATGTGCATTCCGGATCCACGCAGGAGAAGCAGACATGCCTTACCAGCTCGATCATATAGATCCGACCAAGACGGCGATGATCGTCGTCGACATGCAGAATGATTTCGTGGCGGACGGGGCCAAGCTCCGATCTGCGGCAGCCGCCGCAATGGTTCCAAGGCTGGCTTCAACGCTCGATTTCTGCCGGGAAAAGGGCATCCGAGTAATCTATACGGCTCACGTCCATCGACGCGATGGATCCGACATGGGGCTCTACGACGATCTCTATTCGCCTATCGCCGATCGGTCGACACTGGTCGACGGAACATCAGGCGCGGAGATTTTCGCCGGCCTTGCTCCGGCTTCAGGCGAGCACATCATCAAGAAGCATCGCTACAGCGCATTCTTCGCCACCGACCTCGACCTCATCTTGCGTGAATGGGGCATCACCACTGTGATCATCTCGGGAACGACCACCGAAAACTGCTGCCACGCCACTGCACGTGACGCGATGTTCAATAATTACAAGGTTGTCTTCCTGTCCGATGCTACCGGATCGTTCGACTACCCCGACGTTGGCCAAGGGGCCATGTCGGCGGAGGAGGTGCATAAGGCTACTCTGTGCATTCTCGCGTTCTCCACCGCTCACGTCATGACGGTCGACGAATTCAAGGCGCTGGCTGCGCGCGGCACAACGGCCGCTCGCGACGAGGGCAAGAAGGCGGCATAGGCGGAAGAAAGCGGCGTAGGCCGACCCACCCAACGTCCCTGGCGCCCAGTCAATAGTTCACGGCGAGGTCGCCCTTGGAGCTGATCGAGATGCTGTAGGGGCGGATACCGGCGACCATGTAGGCCTTGGTGTCCTCCACCTTCGAGCCGTCGACCGACAGCACGGAAATGCGGTGGTCGCCGTCGCGGGTGACGAGCGCGCGCTTGCCATCGGGGAGGAAGGCCACGTGGCTCGGACCGGACTTGGCGTCGCCGAGCTGAATCTTGCCGGTCGGCGTCAGGGTCTTGCCGTTGACGGTGAGGACCGACACCGTGCCATCCCCGCGGTTGGTCACCAGCACCAGCTTGCCGTGAGACGCCCAGCTCGAGCGTAGCAATGACGGCCGGCGGCGAGGCTTTGAGGTCGATGACGCTCAGCCTGTTGTCGGGGACGGTCTTCTTGGGGTCGGACGGGTCGATCTTGGTCGAGGCGGCCACCAGGGCAATGCTCTCGTCGGGGGCGACGGCCACGCTCTGCGGCGGGCCGACCACGGAGCCCGGCGCATTGAGCTGGCCGACGACCTTGGGTGGCGAGACGCCTCCCACGCGTAGCCGGCGAAGGTTCCGATGCACAAGGCTTGGCACGTACCTAGCTGAACGAACCCATGACCCTCGAAGAGATGACGGCGCAGCGCGACGCGTTGCTCGCCGCGCGTTTTCGTGGCGTGCGCACCGTCGAGATTGAGGGCCGACGCGTGACTTTCGCAACCGACGTCGAGATGGCGGCTGCGATTACGGACCTCGAACGTCGTATCGCGGTCGCCCAGGATGGGGGCCGCAAGCGCAGAATTCTCACCTCCGCCTCCAAAGGCCTCTGAGTGCGCTTTTCCGTTAACGGGCTTCGGCGCCGGGTCGGGGCGTTCATCGGCGGTTTCGAGGCAGGGCTCGCGAACCGACGGCTGAAGGGGTTCCAGCCCAGCCGGGTACACCTCAATACGCTGATCGCGGCCGCGGGTCCGGACATCACGGCGCGCGCTCGCTGGTTGGTGCGCAACAACGGCTATGCCGCCAATGCGATTGAGAGCTGGGCCGGCAATGTCGTCGGCGCTGGGATCAAGCCGTCCTCGTCTATTGCCGATGCCAACCTCAAGGCGAATGTACAGAAGCTTTGGCTGGACTGGACCGACGAGGCCGACGCCGAGGGGTTCACCGACTTCTATGGCCTGCAGCGCCGGGCTGCACGCGAGGTGTTCATCGCGGGGGAAGTGTTCTTCCGGTTCCGGCCTCGCCGGCCGCAGGATGCTCTGACGGTGCCGCTTCAGCTGCAGATGCTTCCGTCGGAGATGCTGCCGCTGAACCGCAACGAGACCATGCCAGGCGACAATGTTATTCGCCAGGGCATCGAGTTCGATGCGATCGGACGTCGCGTCGCCTACCACTTCCTGCGCCGGCACCCCGGCGACGTTACGGATCCCGGCCTTGCTGGCGACATCGTCCGCATCCCTGCATCCGAGATCGTGCACATCATTGATCCCGTCGATGCCGGCCAGCTGCGGGGCATCTCGCGCTTCGCCGCCGGTATCGTCAAACTGTTCCTGCTCGACCAGTACGACGACGCGGAGCTCGACCGAAAGAAGGTCGCGGCGATGCACGCGCTCTTCATCACGACGCCGGCCCCAGCCGAGCCACTCGATGCGGCCGAGGGGCGCGATGAGAACGATGAACGCACCATCGACCTGCAGCCTGGCCAGATCACCATGCTGGAGCCGGGCGAAGAGGTGCAGACCTCTGCCCCGGCCGATTCGGGACAGACCTACGAGCCGTTCCAGTACCGTACTCTCCTACAGGTCTCAGCGGCGCTGGGCGTTCCCTACGCGTACCTGTCGAATGACATGCTCAAGGCGAACTACTCGAACTCGCGCCTGGCGCTGCTCGAGTTTCGCCGGCGGATCGAGGCCTACCAGCACGCCGTCATGGTCTGGCAGTTGTGTCGCAGGGTTTGGGCCCGGTGGATGGATACGGCCGTGCTTGCGGGCGCGCTCGAGCTCGAGGATTACGACCGGCGCCGACGTGAATATCTTGGCTGCGATTGGCTGCCGCCGAAATGGGACTGGATTGATCCTCTCAAGGACGCTCGCGCCGAAATCGAACAAATAGAGGCGGGGTTGAAGAGCCGCACGCAGGCGCTTGCTGAGCGTGGTTACGACGCGGAGCAAGTAGATGCGCAAATCGCAGCCGACAAGGCGCGAGAGAAATCGCTTGGTTTGAGCTTCGGATCGACAGCGGCTCCCCCATCGGTGCCAAGCGAGTCAATGGACACGTCCCTTGTTGGGGACTAGGCCCCCGTCCGGGATTCGAAAGCAATGTTCAATCTGCCACATGTGGCCTCCCGCGTGTTCGGGACGCCGCTGATGATCGGACGCGCGAAGCTCGAGGTGATCCTCGGAGTGCTGACGCCACGCTTGACCGGGAGCGCGCCGGAGCCGACCGATGTGGAAGCCGATCCGGCGCCGCTCACTTCCATTACCGTCGAGAAGATCGCGGTCATCTCCGTCATCGGCACGCTGGTGAGCCGCTCCAGCTATCTCGACGCGGCAAGTGGTCTCCAATCGTATGGGGACATTAGCGATGCTGTTGCTGGCGCGATGGATGATCCGACCGTCCGCGGCATCATTCTCGACGTGGATTCGCCAGGCGGCGAGATAGGCGGCCTGTTCGACCTGATCGAGCAGCTCCGGACCGCCCGCAGCGCCAGGCTGAAGCCACTCTGGGCGGTCGCGAACGAGAGTGCGCTGTCCGCGGCCTATGCGATCGCGAGTGCAGCAGACCGCCTTTACGTGACGCGGACGGGTGAGGTCGGTTCGATCGGCGTGGTCGCGGTTCATATCGACGAGAGCGGCGCGGACGAGAAAGCGGGCCTCGCCTGGACGTTCGTATTTGCGGGCGAGCGCAAGGTTGATGGTAATGCCCATGAGCCGCTCTCGGATCGTGCTCGGGCCACAATCCAGGCCGATGTCGACCGCCTCTACGGCGAGCTGTGTGCGTTGGTTGCTGGTAACCGAGGCCTGAGCACGGCGGCCGTGCGTGCGACGGACGCTGCGATCTACCGCGGCGAACCTGCGGTCCGCGCCGGGTTGGCCGACCGCGTCGGAACGCTTGATCTTGCGATCGTAGAGATGGTCGCCGAGCTCGATCGCTCGGCGTCGATGACACGCGCGACCCTCAATCCGACCCCGAAGAGGAGTCCCTCCATGACTACGAACGAGACCGAACGAATTGAGCACAATGCAAATGAGCCGACCGTTGCTCTGGAAGCCGCGGCGCTGATCTCACCGCCGAACCCTGAACGGGTCCTCTCGCCGGTCCAAGCGCCGGCGCCGGAGCCCCCCGCCGATCTGGGTTTGTCGTCAGATATGGCGGACAAGCTGCGGGCGGAATTCGCCGAGATCGCAGCTATCGCCGCGCAGGCCGCCCGGCTCGGGGTCACCGTCGACGCTGCTGACGCCGTCCGCAAGGGCGTCTCGGCCGACGCGCTGCGTCGTTCCGTGCTGGACACGCTCGCTGCGCGCGCCGAGGCCACGAGTGTCATCGCCGCGGCTCCATCTCCGGCCCCAGCTGCCGCTGGCGACGGCCCGATCGTGCGACGCGCTAGGGAGCGCGCCGCGGCTGCTCGCGCCTGATCCCTGCAAGAGGAGCATCAGCCATGCCGACTCTCACCATGGCGCCGACACTCGGCGACCTGCTCAAGTATGAGCTCAATGGCAATTACAGCCGCGAGACCGTAACGCTCAAGGCGGGCACGAACTACGCGCTCGGCTCCGTGCTCGGCAAGATCACGGCCTCAGGCAAGTATCGTCTCTCTCCGGCAGCCCAGGTCGCGGGGGACGAAGGCGCGGAGACTGCAGTCGCCGTTTTGGTCGAAGCGGTCGATGCGTCCTCAGGCGACAAGACCGGCCTCGTAATCGCGCGTGGCCCCACGATCGTGTCCAAGGCAGCGCTCGTCTTTGACGCCTCCGTCGATCAGGCGGCCGAAAAGACCGCAAAGCACGCGCAGCTAGCCGCTGCCGGCATCGTCCCACGCGACCCCGCCTGATCCGTCCAAGAGTACTCCACATCATCACTGTCGTGCCTCGACGGACCTTCGTCGGGGCTGGACGCATTTGAGGAGACATCATGGTAGCCATGATCAATCCCTTCGACGCGGGCGGCTACACGCTTGCCGAGATGACGACCGCCATCAATATCTTGCCCAACACGTATACCCGGCTCGGCCAGATGGGCTTGTTCCGTTTCGAGGGTGTGACCCAGCGCGCCATCCTCATCGAACAGGCCGATGGCGTCTTGAACCTCCTGCCGAGCGTGCCCCTTGGCGGAGCGGCGACCGTCGCCAACCGCGGTTCCCGCTCCATGCGCTCCTTCACGGTGCCGTGGATCCCCCACGATGACGTGATCACGCCGCAGGACATCCAGGGGGTGCGCGGTTTTGGTGTGGCGGATGCAGCAGACCCGCTCGCCACCGTGATGGAACGCAAGCTCACGCGCATGCGTGCCAAGCACGCGCAGACCCGCGAATACATGGAGGTCAATGCGCTGCGCGGCATCGTCAAGGATGGCGCGGGGCTGACGCTCTACAACTATTTTGACGAGTTCGGACTGGAGCAGCAGTCCGTGGACTTCCTACTTGGGACCGCAAGCACCAACGTCCAGGCCAAGTGCCGCGAGGTGCTGCGCGACATCGAGGCCGAGCTCAAGGGCGAGATGATGACTGGCGTGCTGGCACTGGTAAGCCCGGGCTTTTTCGACAAGCTCATCGGCCACGCCAAGGTGGAAGAAGCATTCAAGTACTACTCCACAAACGGGCCGCAGCCGCTGCGTGAGGACACCGGCCGGCGCTTCCGGTTCTCGGGTATCATGTTCGAGGAATACAGCGCGCCGGTGACGCTCTCGACCGGCGCCATGGAAACGCTAATCCCACCCAACGAGGGTATCGCCTTCCCTCTCGGGACGATGGACACGTTCGTGACCTATGGATCGCCAGCGAACCTGATCGAGACCGTCAACACGGTCGGACTACCGATCTATGCCCGCCAGCTTGCCCGGCCCGATGGCAGCGCCATCGACATCAAGACCGAGGCTTCGCCGCTGCCGGTGAACAAGCGGCCCCGACTGGCAGTCCGAATTCTGACCAGCAACTGATCGCAGCCGGCGATGAGCCTGAGCTCCGGCCGCGTGTCGTGACCGATTGGCGCACGCTTGCCGAGCAGGTCGACCGCGAAGTCGATGCGCAATTCGGCGAGCCGATTACCCTCACTCCGATGCGGACCGGCAGCGACTATTCCGCGGGGGAGCGTGACCCGACGCGGCCAGTCGCCAACGCCACGGGGGTGCTTATCCGTCCCGTCGGGCGCGTGGTCGAGGGCGGCGGGGAGGTTGGCCGCGGCGGCGATTTTCTCTCACGCGTGGTCGAGACCGAGATGATTCTCTCCGTGCGGGAGGACGCGGTTAGCGCCGCCCGCCCGCGCAAGGGCGATCGGGTTGCCTTTCCCGATCGCGGGATTGCCGGCGAGATCGCGTTCATCGAGCGCGATGTGACCGATCGGTTGCGCATGCACCTGGTCCGAATCCGCGAATGAGCATCATCCGCCCGATCCTGCGCATGTGCGCGGTCGCCGCACTGCGCGAACGTACCTGGGCCGAAGATCGCGTATTCGACTCCGACAACACGCCGCTGGCCGACGCGTTAGTGACGGCCCCGGGAACGACGAAGCCTTACATCACCGTCTACACCGACGAGGACACGCGCACCGAGATTGCGGGGCGCGACATCTATGGCGCCACGCGCAATCTCACGCTCGTGCTCGAAATCGGTGTCGCCTCCGCGGTCAGGGTCGAGGGCACCGACGAGGTCGCGATCGAGCTTCCGGCGACCGATGCCGGCATGGAGCTGTCGGTCGACATGGTCGAGACGCAAGCGATCGCAACGCTGATCGGCGACCCGCGAAGCGCCTGGGGCGAGCTGCTGCGCCGGATCGTCGTCGGCATTCAGCGCGCGCCGAGCCAACGCGGCGGCAGTGCCGAGAAGGGCACGCGCTGGGCGGCACGCCAGGTCGTGCTGGTTTGCGACGTCATTGCCGATCCTCCGCCGGGCACCGTGCTGCCGGAGGATCATGCCGTGCGGACCTTCATCACCATGGCGAAGACGGCGCCGCCCGAGATCCGCCTCGCTGGCGCCGGCGAGATCATCGAAAACATTTTGAACGCGACCCCAACGTGGTCGTGGGAACAGGCGCAGGCCTGGCTCGGGCTCACCGAGAAAGCGGTGCGCGGCATCGGTGTTGCGCCGCCGCTCGACGTCGACGAGGAGGTGCCGCTCGATCAGGTCACGGTGAGCGACGAGGACATTAAAGTCGTCATCGTGGTCAACGAGAATACGAATCTGTCGTGATCAGTCTGCGCATCGACACCGCCGATATCATGCGGCGCGCGGCGGTCTATCAGCAGGGGCCGAAGCGGATGCAGCAGATCATCTCGCGGGTGCTCAACCACGTTGGCGGCACCGCGCGCACCAAGGTCAAGAGCACGTTGGCAAAACAAATGGGGCTTCCCGCCGGGACGGTCGACGCCCGCCTCATCACAAAGCGCGCCTATCCAGGCAATCAGAGCTTCGAGATCACTGCGGGCGGCCGTCCCATCCGGTTGGCCGACTTCGATGCGCGACAGACCAAGCGCGGCGTCTCGGCCCGACCGTGGGGTCAGCGGCGCGTCTTCCCCGGCACGTTCATCGTGGAGACGCTCGGCGGCCAGGTGTTCCGGCGCGCCGGTCGCGCGCGGCTCCCCATCATCAAGCTGTGGGGCCCATCGATCCCGCGCGAAATGCTGCGCGATGAGGTCCCGCGGCTCTTCTTCGAGGAGGTCCACACCAAGCTGCCGATCCGCCTCGCGCACGAGCTGCGGCGCATCCTTGTGCCGGATGCCGATCTGGGCCGGCCGTCGCCCGGAGACTGATCAATGGCATTGCGAGATTTTCAGCAGCTCCTGCTCGAACAGCGGGAGCGGTTCCGGCGCGAGTCCTACGCCGATCGCGTCGGGCGCGTGCACGAGGTCAAGGGTGACAAGGTGCGCGTGGTGCTCGGCGGCACGCCGGACAAGCCGATGCTGTCGCCCTGGCTGCACACGACGCTCATGCGCGGCGGCGCGCGCGAGCGCCGGTTCTTTCGCAAGGGGCAGACGGTCCGGCTCTCCTGTCCCGGCGGCGACCTGCGCCAGGCGACGGTGACGCACTACGCCGAGAGCGACCACTACCCGGCGCCCGATCATGCCGATGATGCCGGCGCGGAGAGCGAAACCTACCAGCAGGGCCAGACGCGGCAGACGATCACGGAAGACACGCACGAGACCTGGCTCGCGCAGCGAGAGAGCCAGCAACCCAACGTGCAAGGCACCGGCGTCGTCAAAGGCCAGCAGCAGCAGACGCCGCAACAGCAGCAGACGAGTCCCGGCTCTCCGGCGTCGATCCTGCGCCAGAACAAGAGCGGCGGCATCACCGGGCGCATCGGCACCGACGTGCGCTTCGCCGCCCATCAGAAGGGCCCGAAGCTCAAGGCCAAGCAGGACAATTGGCTCCTCATCGACAAGGAAGAGGAGCGGGTCAAGGTCAGATCGCAACAGGACCCATGGATCAACAAGCCGTGGGTGATCAAGGACCACGAGGACCCGATCCCCGATGACAATCAGCACGTTTCCGGGCGCGGCCAGCAATCAGGCGGCGGCGCCGACAAGTAGGAGCGAACCATGGCGACCAAAGCGCGCGAAATGCCGCAGGAGTACGAGATCATCGATCCGCGAGTGAAGCCGGACATGGCCGGCACCCTCGGCGGCGCGGTCATCGGCAAGCGCGACGGCAAGCAGTTCGTGCGCATGACGCGCAAGCAAGCCGAGTGGTACCTCGACCACGGCACCATCAAGCCGGTGACCGGCGCCTCGCAATGACCCTGCCGGCAAATCAGTTCTTCGATCCCAACCTGGCGATGTGGCCCGACCTGCTGCAGGGCCGCAAGCCGCTCGTGCCTGCCGGCATCGGAGTCAACGCCAAGACCGGCAAGGTGCTGATGGGCTGGGATCACGTCCGGCAGTCGATGGAGCGCGCGTTCGCAACGCGCTTCCACGTTCGCACATTGCGACGATGGGTCGGGACGTTCGTGCCTCACATCCTGGGCGAGTCCGCGGTCGCGCGCATCATCAATCGGTTCTTTTGGGCGATCAAATGGGGCATCGACATGTGGGAGCCGCGCTACCGAATCCAGCGCGTGCTATTTCAAGGCTTTGCGATCAAGGATGCCTACTCGCCGAGCATGGTCGAGACCGATGGCGCCGAGCTGCTGCGCCTTGGCCACGTGATCTTCCGTAACGAAGGCATCTACATGCCGCGCGGCCAT